TAAACACCCGCCGAATGACAGCTAGAGAACACGCTGATTGGCTGGCAAACGAGAGGGTAAACGACAGGGGCGTGAGGATAGACAGGGAACTGGCAGAACTCTGCGTGGGGTACGCCAAGGTAGAGCAAGACGCTATCAACTTAGAATTGTCAGGCCTTACTAAAGGGGCGGTCACCAAATACACGCAAGGCCAGCGCATTAAGGAGTGGTTGCTTTCCAAAGACCCAGACCTTGAAAAACCAATGACGGTGTACAAAGAGGGGGTGAAAAAGCTAAGCCTAGACAAGACAATACGCGGCGTTATCCTCGACACCGCTGACGCTGGTGAGCTACGCATAACAAACGAGTCCTACGATGTAGTGGCTGCGCTAGATGACGGTAACAAGTCCAGTGTCGCCAAGTACCGGACGATGCTCCAACGCGCTGAGTACGATGACAGGGTAAGAGGAGCCTTCATATACGCTGGTGCCCAGACTGTCAGGTTCTCATCCAGAGGGCTACAGCTACACAATATGAGGAGGGACGCGGTGTCTGCCAGTGACACTGAAGTCATAAAGCACCAGATGCGGCTGGGCACTCCGCTTACTGACGTTATGACTCAGCTTGCCAAGATGATGCGGCCTACCTTGATACCTTCTGATGGAAATGTTTTTGTCGCAGGAGATTGGTCTTCCATAGAGTCCCGCGCCCTAGCGTATTTAGCAGACGATAAGCTAGCAGACGATAAGCTAGAAGCGTTTAAACGCGGAGAAGATATGTACTTACGTGCGGCTGCTGACATCGGGCAACATGGTGAACGCCAGCTAGGAAAAGTTATAGAACTTAGCATGGGCTACGGCGGCGGGGTGGGGGCTTTTAAGGCTATGAGCCGAAACTACGGCATCCACCTGTCAGACCACATAATTGACGGGCACAAGAATGCGTGGCGCAAGGCGAATGCGTGGGCACCGAAGTTTTGGAACAATCTAGAGAAGTCGGCTAGGTTTGCCATAAGAAACCCAGCGACAAAGGCTCCGGTATCGAGGGGCATAACTTATTTGTTTGCTCCCAGCCTGATGGGTGGCTCTCTCATATGCGAGTTACCGGACGGAACTTTTTTGACTTACCCTCAAGCTAGGATAGAGGGCGGCGAGATCACCGCTATGAAAGCGGCATACGGCATGAAGCAAGACGCAACTGAATGGCCCCGCTACAAGCTGTGGGGTGGCCTTCTGTCGGAGAATGTTACTCAGGCGTTCTGCGCGGCTCTTCTGCGGGATGTGCTTTTAGACCTGCCTAATGCTGTGATGCACGTTCATGATGAGGTAGTCTTAGAATCCCCTTCCGCCGAAGCATCCTCATGCGCCAAACACTTACAGCTTATCATGGAAACGCCTCCGGCTTGGGCCATCGGCCTACCTTTACAAGCAGAACCCGAAATATTAACTCGATATGGAAAAGGCTAAAACGAAAAAGGCCCTTGTCGGAAAACAAGGGCCTTCTACTTACACTAACTCACTAAGGGAATACAAATGAGCAAAAACGACGGCGCACAACCACCATCTGATGAAGATATTACGGAAGATACCGCCCCAGTGCAAGTGGCAAAACTAGAGCTAGTTAGCACTAAACACCACTATGACAAGATAGCTATCCAATCTTTTATAGATTTAGTTTTCCATACCCAGCCAACAGGCTCAGAAGTAGCTCTCTTTGCTCCCCGGTCAGGTAACCTCCCCGGATACCCGGTGGATAGTTTAAACGCTTTTGACACCCTTCTCTCTGGCACCAAACCAAGGGCGCTTTATTACTCAACCGCTAGCATACAAAGGCAGGCAGATGGGTTGTTAAGAAACAAACTTGCTAACTTTGCAGGGCTTCATGTGCTGGTGTTGGATGACATAGGCACCAAGGTAGACGCCGCTGATTTACCTGCGGGTATGGCTACCCCCACTTACATAGTCGAGTCCAGTGCAGGCAACTACCAATACGGCTACGTGCTAGACAAGCCCATCATGGATCAGGACGAAGCGCAGGCGCTAGTGGGGCTTTTAAAGAATCACGAACCCCGAATTACGGACAAAGGCGGGGTGATGTTAGGCAAAGCTGTACGGCTTCCTGATGGCGTTAACGGAAAGAAAGGCGAGAAAGGAAGGTTTCATGTGAAACTTACTAAAAGTGACGGGCCTTTTTACCCTTCTGCCGTTATTCGGCGGGAGCTAGAAGCGGGGCAAGTCCTGCCACCTAAGAAAGCTGCGAGGGCTATGTCCTATAAGCCTTTGTTTGACATGCCGGACTTTGGCCGCCCTGCCGACGAAGCCCTTATGTACCTATACGCACATGAGATGGTACTGGCCGACGACCCTAACCAAAATGAGTGGACTACTATTGAGTGCCCGTGGGGACACGACCACAGCGACAGCGTCACTGCCGCTGGGTATTCTCCTCTAGGCTACGGCGAAGGGAAAAACGCTCATAGCCGTGGGTTTAAGTGCTTCCACGATCACTGCTCCAGCCGAGACACAGACGAGTTCCTTACATGGATAGTTCGCAACGACAACTCTATCAAGGCGCTGGCGAGAGAAGTCCCTCCTGAAGCTCAAATCCCTTTAGACAAGTACGGAATCTCAACTGAAAAAGCGGGGGGAGCTTTTAGCTTAGCTGCAAGGACAGCGTCAGAGATTCAACTTGGCGGTATGAAGCAGAAATTCTACACCGATGTATGGGTGTGCGATGGAACTGACACTAAGAAGCGTTTAAACGCTGCGGATTACTGGGCTATAAATCCTTTAACACTTAGGGCTGACGGGCTTGGGTACGAAGTGTCGGAAGATAAGATACTGGAAGACGGGGGCAGACGGGTCATAAATAAATACGGCCCGCCGCCGTGGACAGACGGCGACTATGATCAGGCTGCCGTGGATAAATTCATTGCTTACATTAACTATCTGCTACCAGAACCTGAAGAAGCGGCGTATTTTTTGGATTGGCTTGCCGCCAAGATTCAAGACCCTCGTTTTCGGGGCAGCGCAATACTAATGGTGACGGACGGCACTCAAGGAGTGGGGAGAACCACGCTTAGTAAGTATGTTGAAGACTTAGTCGGAGCTTGGAACAGTTCCTCCATACAATTCGACCAAATGGTGAATGACAGCTTCAACGAGTGGATAACTTCTCTGGTGGTGGTAGTTAACGAAGTAAAAGACTCCGACATGAAAAGCTATAGGAAGCAGGAAGTCCTAAAGCATTACGTCGATACCTCTCCCGTGAAAGTGCCGGTCAACGTGAAGAATGGGTTTAAAGGCAGCGCTGAAACGTGCGCTAGTTTTCTCATGTTCAGCAACCATACTGACGCGCTACGCTTAGCCAGAGAGGATAGGCGATTTACGGTGCTGCGTAACACCGACGAAGCGGATGCTGACATGACAGCAGACATGGCTACATGGAGGTTAAACAAAGAAGAATATAACGCTGAAGACCTGTATCGGTACTTACGGCAAAGAGTAATCACTAACGACTTGTACAAAACTCTGAAGACAGCCGCTAGCGAAGAGATGCGTAAAGAAACTAAAGGTGTCACTGAGAAGATTGTTGATGCTATCTCTAGGGCTTGCGAAGAAGAAGACTTGATAGCTATACCCGCTGCGCGGATCAACCCGCTCATAGGGCAAGTGTTCAGGGCTTTAGGGATGGAAGAGCCGTCTGACCCCAACGTGGTTTACATGCGAGTTAAGAAAAACTACTTCTACCCAGCATTATCTACCGCAACGGTCAGGGCTGGCGGTGAAACTATAAAGCCTAGAATGGTTAAAGAAGTGGCTAAATCAGTGCCCGGAGTTGCGGGAATAAAAAGCTACGCTAAGGTAAAACACAGCGACTTGCGGGGCGATCTATCAGACCGTTTAAACGTAGACATCTCCCGGTTTGACGAAAAGGCTATTTTATCCATTGTGGGAGAAATGCTAAGCGACTAACATTAGGCGCTTATGGAGCGAGGAAATATTATGGATAAGACAAAGCTAGAAAAAAGAAACCGCGCTAAGTACCCATCTCAAGTGGGATACGATGAGCGGCAAAGAGATTCTGGTTTGGTTAGGGTGTCAGTGTGGGTACACACTACAAACCGAAACAAACTAATTAATGCAGCTAAAAAGCTACAGCGGGTAGGCGAATGACTGAAGAAGAAACAATAGAAATGGCCGCGCTTCGCGCCTACATTAAAGACTTAAAAAAAGACCTTATTGGAGGCGAAAGAGCTATAGCTTGCATCGCTAAACTTAGTATTTCTGGGGGCGTGTCCCCTGAAGACTTGATGCTGCGGGTTGAGGACGACGATTCGCCTCTTTCTTGAGTACGTCTGCCCGCATGAATTCAGCCCCTACCGCTTGAGGGATTCCGATAGTGGAATCCCCGTGAGCGGCTGCGGCCATTGCTCTTTGCTGCTTGCCACTTACTGAAGGCATGTATTTCTCCTACATAAACCCGCCGCCGCGTAGCGACTGCATTATCATTTTATAAAAATCGCTGCCGGGGCCGTATCCGTTTTGCGCCCCTGCGTCGGGCATTCCGTTTGCTAAAAACGGGTTGGAGCCGGCTGTATTGCTTACGTTAGCAAAGGGGTTAGCAGATGGCTGAGCGCTTTCTCCGTCAGGAGCCGCTTCCGCTTGCGGGCGAGCGTTTCCGGGTAAAGACTGCCTTTGTCCTACTGGTCTAAAGTAAGACTGCCCATAATTTCCACTACTGTACCCGCCACCGCCACCGTACTGCGTGGGCCTACGGCCTCGTTTACCGCCGCCGCCGCCGCCGCCGTAGCTTTGCCCCGTATACTGAGGGCGTTGTGGCCTATAACCGCCGCCATAACTTTGGAAGCTCTGAGAACGCTGAGGCGCGTACCCCCCACCGTAGCCACCACCGTAGCCACCACCGTAGCCACCGCCATAGTTTTGACCGCCACCGTAGCCACCGCCATAGTTTTGACCACCACCGTAGCCACCGCCATAGTTTTGACCATAACCGCCAGAACCGGGCATCATAGGGTCACCGCTATACCCGGCTCCGCCATATTGCGGAGGCGAACCGCCTCGTTTCTTACCCGACGCTTGCTCCATGAATTGTTTAAACTGATTTTGAGCTTGATTTTGTTGAGGCTCTGCGGGCGGGGAGTTCTGGCTAGTATTGGCTGCTTGACCAGATTCCGCTACCATTTGATCATAGCCATACTTAGACAGGTCGGTCATCATGCCGTGGACGGGGTGGTTAAAATTATAAGTCCCGTTTGCATTTTGTACCCCGTCAGCAACGGGTGCTGATGCCGGTGCTGCTGGAGGGGTATTCCACGTAGACGGGTCTTGGTAGTTAAACTCGCCTTCTTTAGTGGCCCCTCCGTAGTTTGCGCCCTCGTTGGTTTGTCTAAGTTTATCGTAATCCCAGAACTCATCTTCTGAAAAAACGCCATCGTCACCTACAACGCCGCCTTGATTGCCTATAGTTTTTAAGGCGTCTTGGCTATAGGCTTGGTTGCGGTTGACGCGGTTGTTTGGGTTTGTTCCGTAGCGGCCATCAGTGGGCCTCCAAGCGCTTAGCTCTGCCTCCGATACTTGCCCGTCGCCATCAGTGTCTCCGCCGTCTGCTAAAGCATCGGCGTTAGTCTTTGCTGCCGCTGATTCTATGTCATCTCGGATAGACGAGTTGGCTGGGGCGTCGGTTGTTTGATGTTCCGCGCCAGCCATTACTGTGCCATCAGGCATAGTGTGGGTAACTTCCGCTGCTTCTGCTGGTGCTGCTTCTGCTGGTGCTTCTGCTGGTGCTGCTTCTTCTGCTGGTGCTGCTGGTGCTGCTGGTGCTGGTGCTGGTTCTGGTGCTGTCCCCCCGCCGCTTCTTAACTGCTGCTGATATGCGGCTAAGTCAAAGTTCGGGTCTGCTGCTTGTGCTGCGGTCTGCCTAGCTCGAAAAGCCTCCATATCCTCGCCCGGCCGCGCCGCGTACATCTGCTGAGGGCTAGCTTCGGCAGGTATGCCGCCCCCGCTTTTTAACTGCTGCTGGTACATAGCTAAGTCAAAATTAGGGTCTGCTGCTTGTGCTGCGGTCTGCCTAGCTCGAAAAGCTTCCATATCCTCGCCCGGTCGTGCCGCGTACATCTGCTGAGGCTTATCGGCGGCGGGAGCAACGGCTGCTTCTATGTCATTTCTTAACTCTTCTTCAGGATTTTGTGCTGGTGCTGGTGCTGGTGCTGGTGCTGGTGCTGGTGCTGGTGCTGGTGCTGGTGCTGGTGCTGGTGCTGGTGCGTGTGCTGCTGTAACCCTAGCTCGGTAGTCTTCCAAATCCTCACCGGCCTGCCACGGGTCGTTTCCAGTTGGCGCTCTAGCGGGCGAAGCAAAAGAGTTAGGTGCTGCCTGTAAACCGGGGCTTTGAGCCGATGCTAGGTCTGGTGCTGGTGCTGCTGCTGCTGCTGGGGCTGGTGCTGCTGCTGGTGCTGGTGCTGGTGCTGCTGCTGGTGCTGCTGCTGGTGCTGGTGCTGCTGCTGGTGCTGCTGCTGCTGCTGGTGCTGGTGCTGCTGCTGCTGCTGCTGCAAGCCCGTTTAGGTTGCCAAACATTCCTCCGCCGTTGTTTGGCGGGCTGGAGTTTTTTCCTCCGAAGTTGTTTGGCGGGCTGGAGTTTTTCCCCCCCGCTGGCATATTTGAGTTTTGTTCTACCGGATAAACCAACGCTTTTTGCTGCGGTGCTGCTTGAGCAGCTTTAACTTGCTGCTGATAATTAGGAATTTTATTGTTTCTTTTAGCACCCATGAGCCTGCAATCCTGTAAAAATTATGTCGTTTAAACGATATTTAAGTTATAGCGTCGGCTTCGTGTCTGGGAAATCAGATGTTGAAGGCCAATCCCTAAGTGCTGCCCGATAGGTTATGTACGCAGCTCTTTGCGCGTGATCAGGAATCTGCACGATCCCATCACTACTCATCAATTGGAAATTCCGCCAAGCCCTCGCTTCTTCTTCGCTCATTTGTATATCCTCAAATTTTTACGTTGCAATATAGTAGTCGTGCGCTAAATAAACCGCATTGGGGTTGTTAAGCGCCTGACACTCAATTTTTAGCGAAACATTAAAAGGAACATTATCCCTGCTTAGGGTTTTCCCACCGGTTGCGTTGCCCTGAAGCATGCCGCCGACGGACATTATTCCGTAATTGACAATCCCTCCAGATGAATCATTAGCTCTAGTCTCGCTAGCGACTAGGACTCCATCAAGAGTTATTTTAATCGTAGCCCCTGTGTTGTTCCCAACCGACATCAAGTAGCAAAAGCATAAAGCGCCAGAACCAGTTACGTCTATAATAGTTTGAAGATTGGTGTTCGCGGCTAGTTGAGTGGTCTTA